TAAATTGCAGTGCCTGGCAACCGGGCTCCATAATTTTATTTTTTTACTATTGTCATCAATACAACAGTCTCTACATGGATTGAGAGGACAGAATGAATGTCATTTGTGTATGTCCGTTCTCGGAAACATATCCACGACACTTTTTGCACTATCGGTAGACGGGAACATATCCATAGGCTTCGCTGTTTTTTGAAAAACTGAGGTATGCTGTTAATTTTCAGTACCCAATACTGTGAATAACGTTACTCTCCTATTCACTAATGTAATTCAACAATCTTTCTAAAATGTCATGTGTAACTTTTAAGTTGTATTGTTCAATAAGGTGACTTTGCAAATCCATAACTAATAGCAAAGAATTTTTATAGGCTTCAAATAATTCTACCTTATCTAATCGAGCAGTGGTCTTTGCAAATTTTTTATAATTTTCAAGGCTAATTTCTTTTTCAAGGTTTTTACTCATGTTTAGCCAATTATCAGCATTTTTTTCTGCCATACGTATAAGTTGTAGTGTATTTTTTTGAAGTTGTGATAAGAGTTCTAATGAACGAGCATATTCTCCTCTTTTTAGAACGTTGATTCCCATCAACCATAGATTAGAGAAATTACACAACAAAAAATTAGCATTTTCTTCAGTAAGTCTATTTGGTCTTGCACCACTTATCTCTGATAAATAATTTTCTAATTGCCCTGTTTCATCGTAAATAAGCATAGCCTTCGTATCAGGAATATAACCTGAATCTTTAAACGAGGGGATTATGTTCATATCTTTTTCAGAAAGGAAATGAAATTCCCCACGTATAAGATTATCAAAAATAACTACCTCTGTTCCGTACTCATTTTTATAAAGCATCAAGTACGGAGCTACGTCAAACAACCAGTTGGATGAATCAAAGTTCGAGGTTATACTATCTTTCAAAAATATATAGAACTCTATATCAGAGTATTGGTCACCTTCTCCTTTGGTAAACGATCCATACATCATACAAGCTGTAATTCGTTCATCTGACTCAGTAAGATTCTTAACGTTTGCAATTAATTCTTTTTGTTTTAACATTTCTTCACCCTTTCATGTAAATATCTTTTAGTTATTGTGGCAACTCAAAATCTCTACAAACCTAAATTAATATTTTTCGTACAAATGTTATTGCAAAAAGCATCATCATGCTCCACAAACAATAGTGTAGGACAATATTCCAAAATCATTTTTTCAATTTGGATACGTGAAAAAATATCAATATAGTTCAATGGCTCATCCCATATATACAAATGTGCACTTTCACAAAGGCTTTTAGCAATTAGTACTTTCTTTTTCTGACCAGCACTAAAATCCACCATGTTCTTATCAAACTGCTCTCTATTAAAATCCAGTTTACGAAGAATCGTTTTAAATAGAGTTTCATCGATCTTATTATTATAGGCAAATTCAGATAGATTACCTTTTAAATATGAAGTATCTTGCGAAATATAAGAAATTTTTAGTCCACTTGCTAGCATAAAATTTCCGGTAAATTTAATATCATCTCCATTAATCAATTTTAGGATACTAGACTTACCACTCCCATTTTTTCCGATAATGGCAACTCTATCACCAATATTGACTCTGAAATTAAGATTACTGCATACTTCTTTATCTCCATAAGACAATGATAAATCATTCGCTTCTATTAAGCACTCTTTGTGAAATTCAAGTGGTGAAATTTTTAAGTCATCATATTGTTCAATGTTGTGGAGCAGTTCTGATTTTTGTAAAACGGCTTCCTGATGTCTTGACTCAATATTTTTGGCACGTTTCATCGCTTTTGCAGCCTTATGTCCAACATAACCCTTATCCAGTTTTGAACCAGAATTTGTTGTTCCATATTTACTTTTTTCTACTTTATTTGACCAGTTTGAACTACGTTTTGCTGCATAAGACAACCTTCCTATTTCTTTAAGGAGTTTCTTGTTTTCTGCCAGTTCAAAATTATCTTGTAACGTTTTGTTCTCCCACCAAGAAGTAAAATTTCCCTTTTGGATTTCGATATTCGTTTTATTGATAGATAGTATATGGTCAACACATTGATCAAGTAAGCTTCTATCATGAGATACCAAAATAAACCCCTTCTTGCGTTTCAAATAGTTTTGCACTACATTACGTGCATCGATGTCAAGATGGTTTGTAGGTTCATCAATAAGCAGGAAACAACTCGCTGTAAGGAATAAAGCTGCAAGAAGGACCTTTGTTTGCTCACCATTTGACAATGTATTAAACGGACGATATAAAGCATCTTCTTGAACATCAAGCAATGATATTTCACGAAAAATCTCCCAATCCATACATTCCGTACAAATACTCTTCATTACTTCAATTGTATATAGACTCTTATCTTCCACATCATAAGGAAAATACTCAAACTTAACTGTAGAACTTATATTGCCGGAATACGCATATTTGCCAAGCAGTAAATTTAAGAAAGTAGTTTTACCGCGTCCGTTTCTTCCAATAAAACCGAGTTTCCAATCTGTATCTATCTGAAAACTTACATTTTCAAAAATATTGTCATAACTTCCTTCATATGAAAAAGTTAGATTTGAAACATTTATTAAGGACATATATTTCTTCCTCCTTTACATTATAAAAATTTTATAAGCAAAGTCGGTTTTCGGCATTAATTACTCTATAATGTTATCCAACTCTGCAAGGATTTTGTCATGAATGACATAGTATCATTGTCTATCACGTTTATCTTCCTTTCTTTTACAAATATTAAAAGCCGCAAGAAAGTAAATTCTTACGGCTCAAAAACAAATACTATTATTACCTTTTGTTATACATAACATAAGGTTACTGTAATGTATTATTGAGTGTAGAATACTTAACTTTCTTGCAATTTGCATAACAAAACAAACGGTTCTATAGCCGTTTCTTTAAATATCTTATTATGCATCATATAATTAGCAAGAAAAGTTATACATTCTTCCACCTCCAAGTCGTTTTATTATATCATATTATCTTTAAAAATCCAATATAATTCTTCTGTTCTCTTTCTAAAGATTACCCTTCTACATCAATCTCGACTCCTGATTTGAATTCAACGGCGAACTTATCATGAAATACCGTAACTTTTTCTATAAGCCTCCTTACTAACTGCTCATCATATTCCTCTAACTCACAGGATTGTTCATTAAAGAAATCAGTCATTTCAGCGATTCGTTGCCTTTTTCCTTCACGCTCTGCATTTTCAACAAGTGCATTTTGCTTCAATTCTCGAAGGTGGTAGATTTCATCAGCCACATCTTCATAGTCATTCTTGGATTTTGCTTGGATAAGAAGCTGTTGTTGTAATTCTTCCAATTTGCTATCAATATCATTGGTGGCATTATCATTTTCTTCATTAAGTATAGTAGCTATGTTTTTCTGCAACGCCTGGAGGAAGGGTTCTTTGTTAGCCAAAAGTTCGTTAATAGCCTTGACCACTGCTGTCTGCAATGTTTCCTCGTTTATGGTAGGGGCAGTACATTCAGATCCTTTTTCCTCCAAACGGCTGACGCATCTCCAAACAATAGACTTGTAACCTCGGTTATTCCAGTGTACCCGGCGGTAAATATCACCGCACTGTCCACAGTAAACAATACTCGATAAAGCATACTTACTACTATAGACCCGCTTTTTACCGTCCTTGCCCCCGCGAAGATTAGCCCTTCTTACCATTTCTTCCTGCACCTGCATATAAAGGTCACGGGGAATGATAGCTTCATGGCTGTTCTCCACATAATACTGCGGAACGATTCCGTTATTCTTCACTCGCTTTTTTGTGAGGAAATCCACCGTATAGGTCTTTTGCAACAGGGCATCTCCAATATACTTTTCGTTTTGCAGGATTTTCTTGACAGTTTCCGGCCGCCAATGCGGCTTATTCGCAGCGGTCAGAATACTATCTGCTTTAAGACTTCTGCAAATTTGGAGCAAGCTTGCACCTTCCAGGTACTCGCGGTAGATGCGTTTGACCACTTCAGCTTCGACAGGTTCAATGATGAGATGACCGTCCTCGTCCTTGGTATACCCAAGGAATCTATTGTGGTTGACCTGAACCTCACCGTTTTGGTAGCGGTATTGCAAGCCTAATTTAACATTCTGCGATAAGGATTGGCTTTCCTGCTGTGCGAGTGATGCCATAATGGTAAGCAAAACCTCGCCTTTGGAGTCCATCGTGTTTATGTTTTCTTTTTCAAAGAATACGGGGATATTCTTTTCCTTCAATTCTCTGATGTATTTCAAGCAGTCCAATGTATTTCTGGCAAATCGGCTGATGGACTTGGTAACAATCAGGTCGATATTCCCTGCCATGCACTCACCAATCATGCGGTTGAACTCTTCACGCTTTTTGGTGTTCGTGCCGGATATGCCGTCATCGGCAAATATCCCTGCAAACTCCCACTCGCTATTTTGCTTGATGAAGGCGGTATAATGCTCCACCTGTGCCTCATAGCTTGTAGCTTGTTCATCACTGTCCGTAGACACACGGCAGTAAGCAGCAACCCTTAACTTAGGTCTTTCTTCTGCTTGTACGGTGTTTCCTAGCCTGCGTCTGGCAGGAATAACCATAACATTCTTAGCTGTTGTCATTTATAAAATCCTCCCTTTCAATCAAACTATAGGCATATTCAGCCTGTTTAAATGGGTCTTCATATATTTTTTTTACCTTTGGACGATAAAACTGAGTCGAGCATTCCGGTTTTGGTGGTTCTTTTAGTTCACGAATACGCCCCAGACATCTTGCTCGTTCCATCCTCTTTTCTTCTACCGCATCGAAAGTTTCCTGATCGATGATGGCAGGGTAAAAGGCATCCCCATGGTAGTGACGGTTGCGAAGTAGTTGTCCAACCCTGCTGTGGAGCATCTTCAGACCGTTCTTGGCAGCAACAGCCGCCAGTGACATTCCACTTAAGTAATCCGAAAAAATCATCCGCACCTTCGCAGCCTGTTCTTCATCAATTACTGCCTTGCCATCAACAATGCTATATCCATAGGGTATATGCGTCATTTATTTCACCAGCCTTTCTTTCAAATTCAGTCCGCACTTTAATTCGAACATAACCTCAGCCCTGGAAACCACTGTCACCCTATCCACATAGGCAAGGAATAATTCCTCCGTAAATTCTGTAACCATGTTGTTTTTTGCGGTAAACTGCATCAGTAGTTTCAGTTCTTCCACCTTGCTGTATTCACCGCTCATGGAATACAATAGCCCTTCTTTTTTCTTACTTAGCATTTCTGCTTCAGTATTCAGTTCATTGCTGACCTTATGAAAAAGGGCCGGTGACAGCTTAACGCTTGTCATAAGGTCCGTCAGGACTTGTTTCTGCTCTACATTTTTTTCAATTTGATTTTCAAGCTCACTAATCTGCTGAAGTCTTTCGCTGTCGCTAGTGGTTATCAAATCGTTCAACAGAGGCTTAAGCACTACCTTGTGCGAGAACACCAGCTTGTTCATCATCGTGAGGAATGCCGCCTTTAAAGCATCGTCCGTGATGTATTTCATGGAGCAGGCATCCACCGAATCGATATGCCGACCGCAACACCAGGCTACATAAGCACCACTTGGCTTGTAATGCATCCTACGCTTAAAGGTGCTACCGCACTCTCCGCACTTGATTCTGCCTGAGAAGCCGTAGCGATTATTGTACTTAGCAGTGTCCTCACCATTACCTTTTTCTTTGCCACGCTGCCTTAACAGTTCATTTACCTTATCAAAATCCTCGTGGCTTATAATCGGCTCATGATGGTTTTCACAAAAGTACTGATCATATTCACCGTTGTTTCTATGGCGGTTAAAACTGCTATCCGTATAAGTCTTTTGAAAAATAACATCACCCGTATATTTTTCATTTTTCAAAATGAATTTAATTGTCCCCGGATGCCATTTTTTACCTTGTATTGGTGGAAGCCCCTCTGAATTGAGTTCCCTAGCAATCATATGGGTACCTTTACCTGCAAGGGCATCAGCAAAGATGCGTTTAACCACCACCGCCTGCTCAGGCACAACCACCAGCTCTCCATCCACATTGTCATAACCGTAAGGAGGGCAGGCAATAATGAAGGTGCCGTTCTTAAAACGCCGCTGAATACTCCACTTGGCATTTTGCGAAATGGATACCGACTCGCTTTCAGCCATACTGCTTAGAATGGAAAGCATCAATTCACTTTCCATTGATGCTGTATTGATATTCTCTTTTTCAAAGAACACTGGAATATCCAGCTCCAGTAGTTTTCGCACCATTGTTAGGCAATCTGCTGTATTTCTCGCAAATCGGCTGATGGACTTGGTAACGATGTAATCAATCTTCCCTCTCCCACAGTCCTTCAGCATGGATAGCAGGCCTTCACGCTTTGAGGTCTTGGTACCGCTGATTCCTTCGTCATAATACAAACCGGCAAATTCCCATTCTGGATTTGCCCTTATATAGGTTTCGTAATGTGCCTTTTGTGTTTCCAAGCTGATGAGCTGGTCATCGCTTGAACTAGACACTCGGCAATAGGCTGCAACTCGGATTTTCTTTGCAGGTCCTACGCTTTCAATTTCTTCTATTTTTGTTATCGTTTTCATCAACTCACCCCACTTCCGCTTGGTCACATATTACCTCTAAGCCCCAGTATTATCAACGGTTTCAGGGCATTATCGCAGCTAATTTCGGAGAAAATGTTTCCTTATTTTTAGCCATAATTTTATTTAATTCCGGCTCGGTAATCATACCCTTTTTAAATAATTTTCTTGTCATTTGCTGGGCAAGCATATATCCATATTCCTGCTGCATCTCTTCTTCGGTATATTCATGTTTTTTAGGGGCAGCATTCATCTGCTCCGGTGTCAGTTTTGTTACCTGCATGGTAGCTCCTCCTATCTGAAGGATGGATATGCTTCCTTCTGACTACAGCCAAAAAGAACAACCCCTGCACTCCTTCTAAAAATAAGCGAAAAACTCCCAGCAACCGAACCCCTAAAATGGCAAAAAAAATAAACCTGCCAAGAAATTAATCTTGACAGGCTATACTTACTTTCTTACCAACGCGTAAAGCAAAATTGCACTTAAGCCATAAGCCACATTACGTTGTGTCTTAATTGCCCTCTGCCTTTTCTTCTCCTCTGCTGCGTATGTTTCTAAGGATTTGTTGGCAATCTGCAATAATTCGGTCTGCGTCTGAGAGGTTTGTTTCAAGGCTATCAGCTCTGTTTTCAGCAGAATCGATTCGTTCTTGGCTTTGGTCAATTCTTCCTTGGATAGCTTCAGTTCGTTCTTCAGCAGCTTCAATTCCATCTGTGATTTCTCGTTGATGGTCTTCAGCCTGCTCAAGTTGTTCTCTAGCTGATTCAATTCGGATGCCGTTATCCGATACTCCACTTCTGCCGCATAGGTAGTATCCGGCAGCCATAAGCACCAAGCAAATAACAGCACCAACAACCACATATTTCTTTTTAACATTTAGCATCTCACCACCTCGCTTAAAATAAGGTTTCTACAAAGTGTAATTTTCTTTTTCTTAAATTTTCATAGGTCAAATCGTACCAGCCCCTAAAATTAAAGTGCTTAGGAAGGCTTGTAGAAAGCCGTTTTCTACTCATTATTAAAGATTTTTCTGCCACCAGGCGGCTTTGCCTCGAATTACCTCTCCACCAGGCTTTAATTCTTCCGTAGCAGGAATATCAGGCAAATACCACAAGTCCCAACGCTCACAAGTAGTAGTCGGTCCATAATCATCCTCTTCTGCTGCTTCGCAGTGAGTCTTAACATGGCGATAATCCACAGGTAGGCCAAGTTCATCGCAAAGTACCGCAACTGCTTTAGCCACTCCGTCAATCTGATCTTGGGTAGGCGGATAATCGCCAAAATCCGTATTGTAGCCGCTATAGGGTTTTGCATTATAGCAGCCTGCCATACATATACCAATCGCTCTACTGTTTCTATGCCAGGTATGCGCCAACAGCTCTGTTAAATCTTCAGTGCAGGCATAAATGCTACCGTCTGCGTCTACATTGAGATGGTAATCGTCAAAAAACTGATGGTACCTTCCTGCCGTCCAATGCACGTAAATATTATCAATATAGCCTTTGGCTTCTCTAGCCATTTCTCTTAGCTCAGCTAAGGTTATTTTTATCATGGGTTTTATCCTCCTCAAATTTATCCGGTATACCGTTATTGTTCATATCAATAAAACAACCTGCTATGAAGGTCATAAACCCTATCATGGCAGGCCCAATCATTTCTTTAATTACAGCAAGCAAGTCACTCATCACAATTTGCCCATTACAGCTTTGATGCAGCCAGGCTGTGTAATAAGTAATTACCAAAAGTACTACCAGCATAAAGTAGCCTATGATCACCGTCTTTATTGGTTTTTTCATTTTATTGAGATTTCTCTTTGCCACAGCTATTGTTTTACTAAAAACAGTCTTTACACTATCAAACAAAATCACACCTCCCGATGGAGCGGCATATTGGGCAGTTTCATTGCTTTTTGATAAATTTCCGAAATACTGCCGTTACCGCCCAGCTCATGATAAGCCTGATACATATCTGTTAAATTCTCTAGGTTATACAATGCAATATACCCCTGGGTTTCAGCCTTGTAGCACAAGCTTATAATCTCTGTTCTCAAAAGGCTGCGGATTGCCACATCCACAGCCTTGTTTTTACTTTCTCTTTCGTTATGATGCTTCTTATAATCCTTATAAAGCCTGTAACCAAATTCTAAAAAACCGCACTGCAATAGCAACACGGCTAAGTTAACCCAGTTATTAGTTAATACTTCCATCCCTAAATCCCCCTCAAAAGCCTGTTTAGATTAATAGCCCTTCCTTTGTATCTGCAATTTGCTGTACCAAAATAAACCTGTTCTGTAGGTATGTATTTAAATACCACAGCATTAACTCCTGGCATTACACGAAAGCTCTGTCCTGCGTGGCTGATAAACACTGGTGTTTTCCAAAAATCTGAAATAATTGTTTCAAAGCTTAACTTTAAAATATCCATCTCAAGACTGCCTTTCATATTTTTAACAGTCCAGCTATACTTCCAATCCAGCTCGTGAATATAATCTAAGGTTTGGTGGGCAAAGCAGCTAAAATTATCTGAATCACTCGGCAGCTCATTCATTCCTTTTAGCAAAAACACCTTAATAAACACTTCACCGCCACTTTTATCAAGCTGCATAAAACACCTCTGAGACAGGTTAGTAAGAAACTCACTGGGGAGCATATCTAATACTTGAAGGACTTCACGAAAGTTATACAGTACGTAAGTATTATCTGTAATGCCGTTATTTAAAATTACCGTGGAACTGCCATCTCTAAGCAGTTCCGTATCAATAATGTTCACCTTCCCATTGTGGGAAAACTCTAAAACCTTGTCTTTAGTATTAAGCTTGATAGTTTCTATCTCATTTTTTCTATTCACTGCGTTAGGAAAAATAAATAAGTTTTTAGTCAGCATACCCGGTTTCCCTCCACTTTTCATATTCTGCTTTAAACCAGCTAAACAGTTTTTTATTTAGATAACACTCGATATCATGGCTTTTGCTTTTAATACAGCCACCGCCGCACATAAAATAAACCGGGCAGCTTTTACATTCCGGATATAAGCTCTCCAGAATAATTTGCTGCTCGGCTTGCCAGTCTTCACTTAATTCATCATCTCGTATATATAGGCAGCTGAAGCATTTACCTTGAGCATTAAACTTCGTTAAATCCTTATTTACGCAGTAAGTTTCTCCATATTTAAAATTACTTTGATATCGTTTTAAAAGTCCGGTAAACATACCCTCAAGGCGAAAATTACGTACTCCGTATTTAAACCTTTGCTCCATATAACTTCCTACGAGTTCCCGGTACTGTTTTAAAATGTAATCGGCATCACCTAAACTTAAGGAATAACCATCATTTTTACTGTTAGTAGCATGTGCAAAATGAGGAAAGAAGGATAGCCTTCTTCCTATAATCCGTTCCTTTTCGGCAAAGTTTTTAATAATTGTCTTTAAATCGGTATGTCCATGACAGATGGTTGTAGATACAGCAAGCTTAGGGTAGTCTATTGCCTTACTAAATGGGTCAAAGCCGCGTTTTACATTATTATCGCCATCGTAACTGATGCACACTAAAAAATCGTGTTCTCTAAAGAACGAGAGGTACTTATCCAAATTAACTCCGTTGGTGCAGATAATGAATTTAGCCTTAGGCACAGCCTTTACAACCTTTTTTATCTCGTCCAAATACAAAGTTGGTTCTCCGCCCATAAACTTAACCGTAAGGTCATCAACATTCTGCAGCTTTCCAAAAAGTTCCGATGATATTTTTGTCTCGTTTGCATCTGCTTCTCTATGACAGTAGGCACAATTTAAATTGCACCTGCTGCCCATATAAATAGTTATCTGCATTCTAATCTCCCATCATAAGGTTATATTCATTCCAAACCTCATACCATTTTCGTCCCAGTTTAATCTTAAAAATCCCTGTATGACCCATAGGATATAGCCTAAAACTTCCCTTGCCATTTTCAAGCTGTACCCTCCGATTATTAATTACACCGCAGGTGCTTTCTACTGTTACATCATCATCGTCAATGCTCCTTGAAAGCCCTGTATCTTCAAAAGCACCCTTATATTTGATGATTTCAAACTCCACATAGTCTTTACCGCTTTCCATTGTAACAGGCACTGTAAAATCACCGTTTAAAGGCATTCCTTTTCTATTTGCCATAAGGAGTCTATCTCCAACCTTTAATGCATAGCTGTCCCACAAGTGCATTCTGGGATGGTCACCTGTTACCAAATCATCGGAGTTAAAAGTTAGAATTTCATATTCCTCATCAGCTATAATTTCTGTATTTTCACGTTTACCCTCAAAAATGCGGATAACAATATCACGCTCTGAACCGCCAATAATCCCGGTATCAAGCTGAAGAACATCAGCCGTACCATATAGCTGTAAAAGTTCTGCAAAATCCAGCTTTACGCTCACTCCCAATCGGTTTAAGTCTAAAAACTTAAAATCGGATTTACTCATCTTTCTGTAATTTTTCACTTTACCCGTACTGCTTACCAAAGTATAACTGTTATATGGCCTTAAAGTTTCAATAGTATCCTTACCATACCCTGCCGGGTATATAGCCATTACCTCTGTCGTAACACATAGATCTTTAATATTTATTTTAAGCTTATGCTGTGAATCCGACTTTTCATTAAAATAAATTTTAAGCATTGCTGTCCTCCAATTCCAAAGAGTAGTTTGCGGCAAATATAGAGCCTGCACCTTCTGCTATTACCTTATAAGCAGTATATTTTTTCTTAAGCGGCACTGCTTTATCCTTTACCATACGCATATTGGGCTGAGCCATATAAAACTCTTTGCCTGAGAGTTCTTCTACTTTTTTATCTCCATGCATAGTCTTTACCACCGTACCTTTGGTCACTATAAGATTGGGATTTTTCTCAAAAGTATAGCCCTCAGAAGCCTTCATATTCTCCACCTTACTAACAGCAAAGGCTCTATGCATTTGGTTTAAAATTTTATGCCCGGCTTTTAGCTCTGCTATATCAACAGGGCCATCATTCGTTGTAATCATACCTTTAATAATCATGTTGACCTCCTTATGAATCATCACCGCAATCGCAATTACTGCAATTGCATTCACAATTACAATTTCTGCATTGTGTCTGGCACCACTGGCATCTTACCGTCTGGCAGCCCTGACACGTTTGACATCCTTGGCAGCTTTGGCAATATGTGCTTTGGCAATACGTAGTTTGACAGGTCTGACAGCAATTAACCTGACAGCAGTTACCGGAAAAACTAGTTTCCAAATTATTAACGGCCGTCCTTAAAAGCATTATATTGGCAGCCACCACCTTTGTGTAAGTTAGACCGCTAAGATTAACAACAGATGCCTTATTAGCATTTGTGGCTAAGGTCGTTAATGCCGTTGCAAGCTCCGTTACATGAACTTTTTTTACTGCAATACCTGAACTTAAAGTTGTATCTGTAAATGCCATTTACTCACCTCACATATCATCGCTGCAATCACAGTTGCACTCCATACTTTGGCAGGTATAACTTTGACAGCTTTGGCAAGATACGCTTTGACAAGATACGCTCTGACAAGCCGCACTTTGACAGGTAGCCCCTTGGCAAGTTTGGCAATAGGTACAATTTCCGCAGTTATCTACATTTGCAGCATATCCCTGCAGCCTTGTTATTGCAGCTCTTAACTCAGTTATATGCACCGGATTAATTTTTTGGCTTGTTGTGACCGTAGTGTCACTAAAAATTGTCTTTGTTATTGCTCCATTAACCGCCATTAACCTCACCTGCCATCTGTCTGCCATACTCTTCAAACACTGAAACTATCGGTAAAAAAACTGCCTGTTTGAGCCTGCAGTAACCTTCAGCTCTGTTTTTACTGCTGACAAGCTTACACCCACCCCGGCAGAAAGCTACTGCCGGGCATTTATCACATTTCACTTTATAAAGTTTTGTGTTATCAACAGCCAGCACTTTATTCAAATAGCTAAAATACTCATCGCTTATTTTTCCAATCTGGTGGCTGGTATTATGGCAGGGATATAAATTACCTTCCAAGTCAAGATTTAAAACATCATAGCCATTACCACAGGAGCAGTAACTTCTATTAAACTTTCCGTCACCTTCTACATAAAAACGTTTTAAGGTGCCAAAAAACCTGTCTATATAGCAAAGCTTAGTATAATCTGACAGCTTAGTTTTCGTGTCGCCTATCCGTGTTTCCAGGTAATATTTCCCCAGTTCCAGCATCTCTTGTTCTACTTTGGAGTAATCCAGGTTTAATAACTCTTCCGGCAAATCCCCTGTATTAAATATTTCATCAATATTTATGTTCACCTGGTACCCGTGAATTTTATAGTACTCATCTGAAATACTTTGAAAAGCCGCTAATATTTCCAAGGGATAGGCCTTACTGCTGAGAACCGCAGATAATCCCAATTGCTCAATATCTAAAAGCAGTTTACGCTTTTCTTCAACTGCAAACACATCATATCCACGAGTTTCTAAAACATTAGGTCCGTCCCAGGAAATAGTTACAGGCATATTATAGGTATTAAAAAAAGTCACCATTTCTTTGGTGACCGCCTTACCATTAGTTATTACCGAAAACCAGCAGTAGTCCTTTGTGTGTTTAACAACTTCTTTAATAGTTTCAAAATATAAAAGTGGCTCGCCACCATAAAACTGAATATGCAGCTTTTGATTTACGCCTAGTTCTTCCGCACATTCTTTAAGAAAGTCATAAATTTCCGGATTAACCTTGTTTGTAAGCTGGCGGGTTACCAAGGGATGCTGCAAACAATATTTACAGTTCATATTGCAGTTATTGCCAAGCATTAAGAATACCGTATGTACTTTACGTTTTAAAAATTTACTCATTACTGCCTCCTCACCATAACCTTGACCTTACGTACATTTTGGAACGTATCACCTTCAACAATTCTGCCCATAACATTTTCTTCTTTATCTCCATCAGCAAAAGCTCTGCCCACACCCGGTATTTCTGATGGCACAACTTTCATTCCCGCTTTTGCCATTCCATAATACTTAACGTGTACTCTGCCTGCTAGGGCTACAGGAATATATTTCTGCAAAACCATTTCAATATCTACATTGCCATTTTCATCTGTTTCACCGCCAATTATCTGTGCATATTCATCACTATGTATACCAACCGCCATAACAGACCCCTCTGTTGCCTTAACATAGCTTTCTTTTTCCGTATCAGCTAAGGCAATAATATCTCCCGGTTCGCTTGCTTCGCCTCTCGGAAAAAACTCCGCGTAGTCATTATAATAAGCATTAACTACCTTTGCCGCCGTTAAAGTGCCTGCAATGGTCACATTGCCGCCTGCATCCTTAGCAACATAGTTACTATCATTTGTTAATTGGCTCGTTTTAGATGGAATGGTCGGTCTGTTTAAAAGGTCATTATAGCTTCCTGTAGAGGCCACCTTGGCAAGATTTGTAATCCCACCATTTACTTCGTTTTTTGTAGCATAGGTGTTTACAATGTTATTTCCATTGCCATCTTGAGCAGCTTTGGTAGCACTTACTGCATTTGCTGTTTTATCCAGTTTGTCAGCGATTAAATTGGTAATGGTTGTAGCGAAATTTGGATCATTACCTAAAGCAGCCGCCAGCTCCTTTAAAGTGTCCAGTGTTTCCGGTGCAGATGCTACTAAAGCTGCCACGGCAGCTTGCACAAAAGCCGTGTTAGCAATAAGCTGCGAGTTGTTTCCAACTGCTGCTGTTGGCACCTTAGGTGTTCCTGTAAAAGTTGGCGATGCCACATCTGCCTTTAAAGGCAAGTCCACATTTTCAAGTTTAGTTAGTGCTGTCGCTGCCGTATCCGCACTTTGCTTAGCTGAAACAGCACTGCTTGCAGCATTAGTTTCTGATAGTGCTGCTACCTTGGCACTGTCACCGCTTGCTTTTGCAGAAGCTGCTGATGCAGAAGCACTATTTTTAGCAGCTATTGCGGATTCAGAAGCCGCATTGGCATAATCCTTGGAAAGATTGCTCCAGGTCTTAGATGATTTTGCACCTACTACCCCATCAGGCTCAGCACCACTTTCTGCCCACTGCCGTGAAATATCCGACCAGCTTTTGGCAGAGCGAGTTCCTTCGCCTGTAGGTGCGCTTGTACTTTCTGCCCAGCTTTCAGCAAGATTTTTGCTGTCTTTAGCACTTTCGGCATACTCAAAAGCCTTGTCAGCATACTCCTTCGCCACCTCTGCGCCATATTCTCCAACTTCCAAACTTTGACTGTCAGCATTATTTAAGCCGCTTACTTCAACCTCTAAATCAATCGACATTATGTGCCACCCCCTTAATCATGTAATAGGCTGACCAAATGAGGGTGGTAATCTTCTTGGTGCTTTTGTTAATGATGGTTACATCATAAACATAAGTATCCGGAGGAAGAGTATCCAGTTCCCCTAAGGCTATTGCTAAATCTACATAGCTTTGGCCTGCGTTATATACATCTTTTGAAAACACCACATCAGAAGAATTGGATGTTGCCTTAATGGAAAAGTGAAACTTATCATCAGCGGTCAGTACATAATTTTTAAGTTTAAATCTAATAGTATAGGTGTCATACTGCGAAGCCTCAATATTAAAATTACTGTCTATGGAAATCACAATACTTCCCCCCCTACATATCGTCACCGCAGTCACAATCACAATTGTGATAAGCAGTACCCTTTACAAATTCCAAGGTCTGACTGCGGTTTATTAAGTGCTGAATTACCTGCCTTAAAGTATAAGTTCCTGCCGGAAGTCCCCTGTGCTGTCTTACCCTAACGTACCCTGAGCTTAAATTACCGCCACCGGAGGTTTCTGTAGAATCGTAGCTTACGGCACTCCCCGAACATACAATATCTCTTTCCGGCTGCGTACTTGTCGTAACCGCCAGCTCCAGCATATCCTGAACTCTATCATCTACAAGCGTTCCTATTCCGTTATAGCTGGCATAAATTATCTTTCCAGCATCCGCCGCATTAAATAAAATAGTGCCTGTATTCCAATCCTCCACCCCATGCGCCGTTGTATTATAATCTGGCCAATATTGCCCTTGTGCAGGCTGAGCTGCCACTTCTGTAAGCACTGCTGCATCAGCAAAGCATATATTAAGTGAGGTAGGGTCCGTCTTTTGCGGCACTTCATTAAGCCTTATGGTATACGGACTTTGATTGGGTACTTGATGGTATTCTCCGGTTATTTTCTTTATGTTAATAACATTTAAAAATGGGTCTAGTCTATAGTCTTTTATTGCCACCTAATTACCTCCTTAAATCCCAGTCAGTTGCTTAATTGCGGAAGACTGCGACTGTTCTATATTCTGAGCATTGCGTTCTATATCCGATAAATACTTCTCCAGTGAGAATACCGGCTCTCCCAGTTCTAAATCTGCTGCAATGCCCCCACTGGCAGATATTGTGTATTTCACCTTGGTGATGGGATACTCATGTGTATCCCCGGATAGAGTTCTTATCTGTGCCTGACCCTTGGTTGTCATATGCCTTACGTTAAATGTACCGTCCACAAGCGGATAATCTAATCTTACACCGCTTACCTTTGCTGATTTTATGGGATTTTTGTACTGTTGGATTTGATTTGTCCCCCACCTTACAGCATCTGCTACTTCATAGGCTGACGGCAGTGTCCAAATCTTATCTCTTCTTCCATATTCAGCTATGCTTATATCATCTTTAATAACGCACAGCCACTGCTCACCCTCATCATCTATATTACCGCCCTTTATCCTGGCCCAATTTACTATTTTTTCTACATTCCAGGAAGGAATATATTTATTGATGTGTTTTCCTACTGTTAAACGAGCCTCTTCGTTGATAGCTGTTTCTCTTGGCATAAAATATAAATTTCGATATTCATCCACGCCATACACATAATCAACTGCGAAATCTGCCAAGGTTGCGAGAGCTTCTTTTACTGTTACCCCATCAAAGACTAATTTCGTAATTGTATATCCGGCATCACTGATTTTGCTGGAATTATAAATTATTCCATGCGTTTTTTCTGCCTTTACTGCAATATCCCGCACTATTGCACTGGGATCCATATTTTCGTAGGTTTCAAACAGCACCAGTTTTTCCAAGCGGTTATAATAACCATGTGCGGTAAACTTAAACTCTGTTTCTGTAGAACCTTCTACCGGCCTTGTAATAATATAACCGGAATACCAAGGCAGCTCATCTCCAAACAGATGAATATCAATTCTTTGCATATAGCTAAGTTCACTGTTTTTAGGCAAAACCTTAAAGGTTAATTCTGAGCTGCCGCATCCTGTATTGGTAATCTCAAAAGTCACCTTGCTTAAAGAATTCTTCTCACTGCCACTGCCAAAAAATGCAGTTCTTGTTCCATCATCAGCATAGGCAATAACTGTATATTGCCCAGGGTAATACTTTTTAGTTTCTCCCTTAGGCGTTTCATTAGTTTTACCACCAATTTTTCCGGCGAAAATAAATCTGCCTAAAACACCTCTGCCAAAATTAAAGTTCATATAAACCACCTGTTAGTATAGGCAATTTCCAATCTGCCTGCACCTCCTGTATAGTACAAGGTATTTTTACCGGGAATAGCCTGCAGAAATTGTCCATTAAATGCATTAATGCTGTTAGAGGTGTTTCTCCACACAGTTCCCTCTTTAGCATTAATTACCGTAAAAGCCGGAGTTATTAAAAGAGCATCGCTAAGCTTAAATTGTTTTTTAGTTTCCGCATGCCAGACTGTTATGGCAGGCATTTTTATTTTAGGAATAAATTTAAAGGTTAACGGAGTATCCACACTTCCAAGATTATGGAGTATCATTTCTGCCTGATATACCTCGGTAGGAAACTCATAAACCACTAAGCTTTCTTGAGCCTGGTAACGAAATGGATCGGCTAAAAGAAGGCTTACCGTAATATTGCTCCACCGCTGCTTAAAACCATTTTCATATTCATGGGTAATTTTACTAATACCAGCCACATTAAAGCATCTGTCAGAACGACCACAATAAAGCTTATAGTCAGTTTGAGAAAAATACCTGTAGGCACGGTTTAAAAGCTCATCATGATTAAATTCATCACTACTTTGCACGGAAAATTTCACCTTAATGGTATGACCTTTAACCATACCATCACCAACTACATCACCGCCATGAGAAAAGGCTCTGTCTTCAATTTTATTATTAAAATCATAACTGCCTGCATCTGCTAAAGACCAGCCCGTTGGAAGTACATATTCATGGTTGTCTTTTAAAATTTTTAAGTTGTTTTCTGTCCCTGCTCTTGTCGGAAATCTCATATTACACACCTCTTAACCCGGCTGCCACCATATTGCTTAAGCCTTCAAACAAATCCTCTACATCAGCGGCATCGTTAATATCACCGTAAATATTTTGGGTTACCGTTGCATTTCTATTTGCCCCAGCCTCAACAATTCCTTCTGCAATATTGTTAAATACTGCCCTATTTAATGGCATAGCCACTTCATTGTCCACACCCTCACCAATAATACCTAGAGCAGGGCCTGTAAAATATCCACCCTTGGCATACCCTTGCACCGATACAGTATCTGCGCTGCTTTTAGCACCTGTTCCTACCGCAGATACCGCTAAAAGCGAAGTGCCTAATGCGGCTGCCGTAGTAAGCGAGGTTGTAACCATCCCTAAGGCTCTGACGGCAGAACCCGGATGAACAGTTTCATAAGCTACCGCCACAGGTGCCCACGCAGATAATTCAGCAGCAGATTGTGCCACACTTGTTGCGGCTTCTTTTTTTTGCAGGTTTTGCCCCATAACATGAGATAAAATCATACCTGCTGCCTGCTTGGCAAAATATTGTGCTATTACCTTAAGCATACTTTTACCTAAATCAGCAAAAGCATCTTTAGCACTTTTGGCATTAGTAAGGATATTAGTAAAAGCATCCTCCAAGCCTGTTAATGCCGTACCATATAAATCTGCTGTCATTTGAGAAATTGTAGTATGAGCATCTAAAAAAGCCTGCTTATAGGTATCAAGCATGGTCTTTTGTGCCTCCATATCATTTAGTCGAATGGCGGCCTCCTCGGTTAATACTTCTTGAAGTCTTGCAAGGTCATTAGTGCGGTAAGCCTCATCAATATTGGCTTGAATATCCTTGCACTGAGCATGATACTCTGCCTTGGTATCTTCATAAGCTTTATCCTCTGCCAGTTTGTCTTTCAGCATTTGTTTATGAAAATCAAGTTCTCCCGTTTCGCTTTGCTCAAAAGCAATGCTGCGTTCTTTTAACGCCTGAATGAATACTTCTTTCTCACTTGCAGTTAAACCAATAAACGTATTAGAAAGATTAGTCCAGCGTTCTTCAATACTCGCTGTCGCTTTTTCATGCTCAAGCTGCATTTTGACAAGCTCTGCAGCAGCGGCATCCGCTTTTAATACACTGCCAGATTCTTCTGATGCAAAAAAGGCATCTCTTATGCTGTTTCTTATATCCTGAACTTTTTTTGCTTCCTCCTGCAAAGCTGTTATCCGTTTTTGAGCATATAACTCGGTTAAACGCTGTTTATCTCTTTCATAGTTTTCATTAGCCGTTTTTGATTTCTCAAGTTCAGCAGTTTCTTCTTTATACCAGCGATCTACAAGCTGGGATTTAGTGTTAAAAGTTCGTACCCATTCCTCCTCAATGGATTTAGAAGTGCTGGCAGCTTTAGAGGCCGTATTGTCTATACTGCCTGCCTTACCTCCTCCAGAGCCGCCCCGGCCTCCGCCACCTCCGTGTCCTCCGCCGCCTGCTCCGGTTGGTATCGTGCCGCCGCCACTGCCTTTAAAATTACTGAAATCCGGCATTTTCCATTCCTTTTTGGGTACTGGACTACTATTTGCACCGTCTTCGGAATTATCTCCGCCTACGCTGTTTAAGGCCGCATTAGTTTCAAAGATTTTAGAAATCAAACTGGACAGCCAGCTTATTGCACTGCTAACAAAATTAGAAATTGTAGCAAGTCCGCTTGATGCCCAAGCCGGCAAAACACTATCTGCCATACCGCTTAAAGCAGAGGCAACCGCATCCAATGCTGAGCCTACACCATTAACCATCCATTCAAAAGCACTGCATATACCTTCAAGTACATTCGAAACCATCTCTAAAAGATAAGCTGCTCCTGTGATAAGCATGCCAAAATATTGTAGTATTCCTGTTATTACTACACCTACGACTGCTGCAAATGCTACAAGCAACGGTCTTAAGGCCGTAAGAACTGATGAAAGCAAACTTCCAACTGCAGAAAAAGCTGACTGCAATGCACTTCCTGCCTGAGATAAAGCTTCGGTCTTTATTCCCATCAATTGAAATACATCTGCTATACTTATCCCTTTTGCCCAAAGTGTATAAAGAGCTGCTCCAATAGCCGTTATTACTGCTATAAAAGGAGCAGCCGCAGCTACTGCAGCTCCTATTGCCGTAACAAAAGGCGCTGCCATCGCAAGGGCAGTAGCACCTGCTGCATACATGGCAGGAATAGCAACTCCTGTTAAAGCTGTTCCAAAAGCAATAATAGCAAGCTGTACCTCCGGTGGGATACAGTTTAGTATGGCTTCTCTAATACCGCCTTCCTGCAAAACAGATGCAAAATTACTGAGCCACTCGCCAATACCACTAAACAGTTCCGGCAAATTCAGTGCCTCTGCAATAGCCAGGCCAGCCTGAGAAGCAACCTGCCCCAAACCATCCATAAGATTAGACCAGGTACCTAAAATAGTACTGCTTTGCTGCTCCATCATACCGCCATAACGGTTTTCCATCCCGCTTACTAATGCATCTAATGCCATTTGGCTGTCTACCATACGCTTAGTTACCATGTCCTGGGCCGTTGCAACATCTGTTCCCAGCTTATCTGCTAAAAGCTGCCAGGCAGGAATGCCAAGTTCGGTAATCTGCATCATTTCCTGGCTTGCCAGCTTTCCTTTTGCGGCAATCTGCCCTAAAGCTATGGTTAATCTGTTTACACCATCTTGACCAGCTCCTACACCTGCCGCAGCATCACCCACGGCAGTAAGAGTTGGTATAATCTGCTCAGCCGTAAAACCAAAAGCCAAAAACTTTTGACTGGCTTTAGTAACATCATTAAATTCAAAAGGGGTATGTGCCGCAAAATCCTGCAGTTCTTTTACAAAAGCTGTGGCCTTTTCGGCGCTTCCCAGCATATTTGTCATTGCTACCTGAACATTTTGCAGTTCTCCTCCTGCTTTTACAGCATAAACGCCTAAAGCACCTAAAGCTGCACCAAGGCCTTCAAGTACGTTTACTGCTTTGCCGGACAGATTTAAGCCTTCAGAACCGAAGGCGGTTCTAAGCTGTCTTTTGGTTGCTGCTATTTCTTTTCTTAAATCCGAGGAATCCGCTCCAATTTTTACCAAGAGTTCTGCTACGGTTGACATTCATCCGCCTCCTTTCTTTGGGCATAAAATTCTTTAAAAAATTCTTCTCGTTCCGCTTCTTTTGCGCCAGAGGTTTTCCTTGGCAGGAATGGTTTCATCAGTTTCTCCGGAGTAATTCCTTTTACCTGTGTTGCCATGAGGTTAGCCGTAAAATATGAAGCAGTCCACAATACATTTAGTTTTCGTCTTTCATAGCCTGTCGCAAGCTTGGTAAGTTCAAAAGGACTAAGAGCATAAAACTCATTTGGCTTTAGGGCAAGTGGGCCATAGGCTATACCCTCTGCCCATTCCAGCCAAGAAAAAAAGGAAGGAGCCGTTTGCCCTTCCCTTAGTTTTTTCTCTCTTTTTCCAATTCTTCACTTACTGATTCTGTCATTTCCTCCGGAAACAGTTTATAATACACTGCTTTTCCTAAGATGCCAGAACCCGCGATACATTTAACTACCGGAATTTGAATGTCGGTTTCTAAATCAATCCCTTCATCCACCAGCTCCTGCAGTTTATTGGCATACCACTGAGGTGTACGCATTTTGTGATGACGCAGTGCCACGCTTAAAATAATGGTAAGCATACCAAGATCCAAACTTTGATTTTTAATAATATCTCCGGCAGGCTTTCCTGTCATGCGTTCAATATCTATAAGCCTGCCGATATTTAAAAACATATACTCATTTTCTCCAAAAAGCGGAAATTCTATCTTACGCATCTGCACTTCCTCCTGTAATTAAATCAGATAAAGGACCCGCCCCGGACAAAGTTCCCTTTAAGGTCGCTACATCATCATGAGGGGTAGATAAACTGCATTCGGTAAGTGCAGCCCACCCCGTAAGATAACTTTTGTCAGGGTATTCAAATTTAATATGTACCTGTTTGTTGTTCAAAAAGGCAGCTTCTAAAAACTTGGCTCCGCTATCTCCTGCAAGGTAGACACTTTCTAAATCAATCGACCAGCTTCTTAAGCCTGGAAGTGTTGCCTTCCAACCACCGCTGGTTTTATCTGATGCATCAATTTCATCTGCCTTACGAGATAAATCACCACTTCTTTGACCGCCAACTAAAGTCCAGGTTGGACTTGTTTCTGTTGCTCCTGTGTTCACATATAAAAGATAATCCTTACCCGCCGTTGCCTTACTGGTGCTGGCAGGCTCTGCAAATACTGTATATGCCATTAGCTTTCACTCCTTTGTAAATTTTGAATAAGCATTATAAGGCTTATCACTCCGTTATATCCTGTTTCTTCTTCAGGATAAGCCTCAAAAAAGTCCACCTGTTGGCGAACTGCTAAAAACTCATCCTCACTTAAATCAATTTGCTTTGTTTGCAGCAATACTATTACCCTGTTAGCAATACTGTTTATTTCAAATTTACCCTTATAGGTTGACCAAATATTGATTTGAACTGTGACCTCCACCATATCCTCATACTTTGTCCCAGCTTCTTTGCAGTTAAATGCACCAATAGTCATGAAGGGCGGTCTTGCAGTTTCCGGTACATAGTCATAAACAGGCACTTTTTCATTAGCTGTTAAATAGCTTATAAGTGCCTTTTGCAAGGCATTTAATGGTATACGTTTCATTTATTCAGCACCTTCTTCATGTTAGAAATAAGCTTAGGCTCTTCTGCGTCAAAGGCAGGCTTAATAAACGGCCTTCCCTTTCTGGCAGGAATTTTTGCAGATTTTCTAAGCAATAAATCACCGCCAGCAGAAATGGATAAAGCCTTTTTATTCTTAGCCCTAACAATATGCGCCTTAGCGCCAAACTCAACGATATGAGCATAGGGGGTTTTAGCTTTAACCAAACCTTCCGGTTTTCTTCTGTCAAAACCTGTTTTAATAGATTTTTTTAGCTTGCCGCTGCGCTGTGCAACCTTTTGTTTTGCCCCTCTGGCGATATTTTTAGTACTATCTTGCAATGCATTTTCAATAGCCAGACGCGTTTCTCCATCCCATGCTGAGATGCTTGACATAGCTTTAGTCAAATCACTACTTGTTACTTTTGCAAGAAATTTCATCATACACCCTTTTCATATTCTGCTATTTCAATATAGGTACTGTCTTTATAAAACCTTGTCACAGCAACAATTTCATATTCTCTGCCCTGCCATAAAAGATGCCAGCCTTTTTCCATATGTATATAGGTTCTGGTTTTTAACGTGATGTTGCTTAAAGCATTAGGTGTATCAAAGGCCTGCTTTTCGCTGTACCTGGAATCCTTCACCTCTGCCCATAGAGATATTACCTTTTTATAATTTGTTGCATACCCACCATAGCCATCGCTTGAAAGAATTGGTTGTAAAAGTTCAACCCGTTGATTTAGTTTAGCTATCTGCATTAAAAGCCATCCTTTCTGTCCCCAAAAAGCAGCGAACGCAAAGTCAGCATAAGCTGCTTATAGTCCGCTTCTTCTCTGTGTTCGTAAAAATAGGCGGTAGTATACATAATAGCTGTTTTGGCATTATTTGACTTTTTTAAGGTTTCTTCATCTGCCCGGATTACATCCTGACACACTTTTTCAGCAGATTCCAAAAGCTGCAGTATAAGTGTATCCTCGGTTTCTGAATCTACTCTAAGATATAATTTCATTTCCTCTAAACTTACCAGCACTTTACCCACCACCTGCTTTTACAGTTTTCTAGGCATTTAGTTTCAAGATTTGTACTGCTTCAGGCAGTATAAGCTTGCCATCGACACGTTCTTTTACCACATAGCCAATCATGCCATTTCCGGCATAAAGTTCTCTTAGTTCCTGCATGGAGCGAGTACCGCGATCACCGATATTGTAATAGCTATAATCACCAAAAGAGATAGCATTTGCAGGTGCATAAGCAGAGGTAAACACATCATAGCCTAAGATTTTATCCGGCTCGCCTGCTTGATAAGATGGCTGCCACATATATGCCCCGTTGTTATCTTTTAGTTTACGAATAGCAAGTAAGGTCTGGTCATTTAAGATAAACTTGGCATTCTTACGGTACGGACGTTTCAAAGCATAAATTAGTTCCAACATATCATCTGACTTAATGGCGGCAGTTAAAGTACTAGTTATGGTCGCACCACCGGTTTCAGCAAACAAACCTAAAGGTTTACCGGTACCGTCACCATTTAAGAAGGCATCCTCTTCGGCATTAGCCATAGCCTTGCCAAACTCGGTGATGATGTAATTTTCAAGGTTAAAGGCATTGTCATAGAGAAGTTCTTCGGTAATCTTAATGGCCACATGAAGCTTATGAGCATCAAGCAAGGTCTGTGCAAATTTAGCATCGCTGAACTGCAAGGCTTCCCCTTCTTCAATCCATGCAGCCGCAGGCTTGGTAGCTGCAATGTTAATTTTATGCTGTCCGGAAGTAGTGATAATTGTACCAAGACCGCGCATGATGTTATCTTCCATCAAAGCATCGATAATACGCTTGTCATATTCCTCCGGCACTAAATAACCGCCATCTGCATCAACGCCCTCCTGCAAAAGGTTGGATACCTGTTTGAAGTTAGTACGCATGGCTTTTAACAAATCCTTAGCATACGCACCTCGTGAACGTGCCGGTTTCATTTTCTCCAAAGTTTCATCCGGGAGAGCCGCAATACCGGGTTTATTGGTAAAAGGCTGATTAACTGCTTTAGAAAGTTCTTTATCAATTGCCTCCTGTTTTTCCAGACGCTGTACTTCTTTACCTAAAGCATCAATATCTGCCATCATGGCATTATAGGTATTTTCATCCGCAGCAGAAAGCGTACCTTTTTCACTACGGTGACTTTCCAAAAAGGACTTAGTGTTTTCCCAAACTTTGGCTCTTTTTTCACGTAATTCGTTAATATTCATAAATTTAATTCCTCCCTTAAATATGGTTCTTCAATAATTCTAATTTTTCTAGGCATTTATCAACCGAACACTCTTTTTCTTCCTTCTTAGGCTCAATACGACATTTAGCCGCTATCTTTTCCTTCAAAGAATTTACCGCAACGGCTTTAGAATACATCATGGATATAGCAGGTTGCTCTATAACATCCTCAGCATTTCTTTTTAAAATACCGTCAGCAAAACCTAGCTCTACTGCTTTATTGGCATTCATCCAGCTTTCATCGTCCATAAGGTGGGCAATCTTCACCCTTGCCATACCTGTCTTAATTTCATAAGCATTTACAATTGACTCCTTCACCTCACTTAACATGGCGATAGCTTTTTGAAACTCACTTTTATCTCCAAAAGCCATAGTTGCTGGATTGTGAATCATAAGGAGCGATACCGGACTCATTAAGACCTTACTGCCTGCCATAGCAATAACCGAGGCCGCACTGGCAGCCAAACCATCAATCTTAACTGTCACATTACCCTTATATTCCGTCAGCATATTGTAGATTTGAGCTGCTGCTACGCAGTCTCCTCCAGGACTATTAATCCAAATGGTAATATCTCCACTGCTGGAAAGCAATTCTTCCTTAAAAAGCTGAGGCGTGACATCATCATCAAACCAACTTTCTTCAGCTATGGTACCGTTAAGAAACAGCGTCCGTTCCAGCACTTCTTCTTGGCTTTCTTGATTCATTACTTTTTTGTTCTTCCACTGCCAAAATTTCTTCATTGTTATTTACCTCCTTTACTACAGAATACGCACTGCCTGCGTCCTTTAATTTAGTCATGTTACCATTGATGAGATATAAGTTACCTCCCTCCTCTTCAGAGATTTGATCTAGGTTTTCCAAGGCTCTTATATCATTGGCACTCATCCAGCCATTCTGTCTTGCAGTAGCGTAACCGTTCATACGGCTTTCATAATCCCCTCTAAGTAGTCCATCTACATTGAACTTAATAAAATACTTTCCCTTATCTCTTGGCGAAATAAGTGACCGCACCAAAGACTGCTCCCAGCGGATAAGCCAAGGCTCTAGGGTGTATTTTACAAACTCTAGAGACTGCTGCTCTATATTAGAAAAGCTCGACTTTTCAAGGTCACCAACCATATGCGGCGGCACCCTAAAAATTCGAGCAATCTCGTTAATCTGAAATTTTCTTGTTTCTAAAAACTGGGCTTCGTTTGGACTGATAGATATCGGCGTGTATTTCATACCTTCCTCTAAAACTGCTACCTTATTGGCGTTGGCACTTCCACCAAAAGCTGAGTTCCAACTAGCTCTTACTTTCTCCGGGTCTTTCACAACACCAGGATGTTCTAAAATGCCACCCGGTGTTGCTCCATTAGCAAAGAACTTCGCTCCGTACTCCTCGCAAGCAATTGCCATACCAATAGCATTTTTGGCCATTGCAATAGGTGAATAACCTACTAGACCATCAAAGCCTAAACCCGGTATATGAAGCACCTCGGAAGGTAATAGAATAACTTCATTGTTCTTGTTTAAAGGTGCATCCTCCATACTGCGTAAATACTTGTAATAGATATTTCCGCTATCATCCCTATTTACACTAATCCTATTAGGCATTAATGGATAGATGCCGACAACCTCGCCTCTGCCATTTCGAATAAGCTGGGCATAAGCATTACCCCAAAGGAGCAGATGAGTCATCAATGTTTCTCTAAACACAAACGATGTCATTTCCGGATTAGGCTCATCATGTAAGAGAAAATACAGCGGATGTTCTAAGGCTTTATCTTTGCCACCGCTATCCGTGTATTTGTAAAGATGTAAGGGCAAGCCTGCTACGGCTTCTGCTAACACCCTAACGCAGGAATAAACTGCCGTCATCTGCATGGAAGAACGCTCGGTTACATTTTTCCCAGCCGTACTGCCACCAAAGAAGAACCTATACGCGCTGCCTACACTTACGTTCTTAGGTTTATCTCTGGAGTTAAAAAGCTTTGTAAATATTTCTAAAATCTTGACCACCTCCTAAAATTATGTTCCTGTCAGACAAATAAAATACCCCTGTCATCATAAACAGAGGCACCGTTATCATTTCCACAGCGAATTGCTCGGTCTAAAGCCATAATCGTGGCTATAGCACCGTCAATTTTCTCTGTGGATTTTTCTTTATCTGCTTTAATGTTCCCGGCAGGGTCCGTTCGGATAAAAATGTTATCCATATTCCATCTAAGCACCGGATGCCCGCTATGAGCAATTTTCTGCTCTAGTGTTAGTTTCATCAGTTCCTTAGTAGGTGGTGACATATCCTTAAAACCTTGTCCAAAAGGCACTACCGTAAACCCCATGCCCTCAAGATTTTGCACCATCTGCACCGCTCCCCAGCGGTCAAAGGCGATTTCCCGGATATTATACTTTTCGCCTAACTCTTCTATAAACTTCTCAATGTAGCCGTAATGCACTACGTTACCTTCGGTGGTCTGAATAAGTCCCTGCCTTGCCCACACATCATAGTTCACATGGTCACGCTTAACCCTTAAATCCAGCGTTTCTTCCGGCAGCCAAAAATATGGCAGAACTACAAATTTATCATCTTCATCCAAAGGCGGAAATACCAGTACAAAAGCTGTAATATCTGTAGTACTTGAAAGGTCAAGACCGCCATAGCAGACCCGGCCAATAAGGCTTTTTTCATCTACCTTAAAACTACAAGCATCCCATTTATCCATAGGCATCCAGCGGATAGCTTGTTTTACCCATTGATTAAGCCTTAACTGCCTAAATGAGTTTTCCTCCGCAGGGTTTTGTTTAGCCGATTCGCAGGCTGCTTTTACCTTATCTATCCCAACGGTAATATCTAGAGAAGGATTCGCCTTTTTCCAAACCTTTGGATCAGTCCAATCATCAGACTCCTCTGCCCCATAGATTACAGGGTAAAAGGTACTGTCATGCTTTCGCCCTTCCAATATATCCTTGGCCTTTTGGTGGGTTTCATAGCAGATGCTATTGGTGTCTGTTCCGGCTGTGGTAATCAAGAAATATAAAGGCTGCATACGAGCATCGCCTGAGCCTTTAGTCATAACATCAAAGAGTTTGCGATTCGGCTGGGTGTGCAGTTCATCAAAAACAACCCCATGAATGTTAAACCCATGCTTGGAATAAGCCTCTGCCGACAAGACTTGATAAAAGCTGTTCGTAGGCAGATAGATTATTCTTTTTTGCGAGACTAATATTTTCACCCTTTTATTAAGAGCCGGACACATTCGCACCATATCTGCCGCAACATCAAACACGATAGTCGCTTGCTGCCTGTCAGCAGCACAGCCGTAAACCTCGGCACGTTCCTCCCTATCACCACAGCAAAGCAGAAGTGCTACGGCAGCCGCCAATTCCGACTTGCCTTGTTTCTTTGGTATTTCAATATAAGCGGTATTGAACTGCCTATAACCATTAGGTTTTATCGTTCCAAATACATCCCGTATAATCTGCTCCTGCCAATCAATCAGTTCAAATGGCTTTCCTGCCCAGGTTCCCTTCGTATGGCAAAGACATTCGATAAAACCTACGGCATAATCAGCAGCGTCTTTATCGTATACAGCGCCTTTTGCCTTAAATTTGGTTGCCTTATACCGTTTTAGTTTTTTCAAATATCATCACCACCTTTACAAATAAAAATAGCCGCCTTATAGCGACTGTACGAGGAACAGCCCCTTACGGAACCGTTCTTTTAAAATTTTATTTAGTTGTGTTCTTTAATCAGTATTGCCAGGGCAATTTCAGCGTCTTCATCCACTGGCTCTATGTCCCAGCCTCTATCGTAATTTACCACCGCTTTGCCGTCTAGGCTTATCCAGGCTTTAGAAATCTTACCGCCATCAATACCAAACTCACTGCCTACCTCATAAACTTTTACTTGGTATTTGTAAACTTTACCTTTAATCAGCATTGCTCCTGTTTTCCACATCATCTTCATCCTCCGCTTTCGTTTAGTTTACCTTTCGGTATGTGTATATTCGCTCTAAACGCACATAATAGCAACCTATTTCTGCAATAAAAACTGTATACTTTACTGCTCTCCTGTGAGGATGAATCTAACATATTCTTTACGATGCTCTTCTAAATACATTACCAATTCGTAGTAGCCATATTCGTTGGCAAGAAACTGCACCATATTTACATCAAACATATTGGTGCGGCCTGTGTCGCGAATAGCTAGAATTTGCTTTTTTACAATTTCATTCATCATTTACCGCCTCCAAGCTTACGGCAAATGTCTTCACCATAGGCTACATTAAGGCCCGAACCGTTATCCCAAGCTACCATAATGCTGGCGATATCATCAACTCCTAAAACCGTGCCTTTAGTTCCTATGGGCGGTGCTTGGCAGTCATCCATCTTCACTAGTTCAACCCTAGTTCCTTTTGGATATTCACTGCGTACTCTTTCAACTGTTTCTCTATTTGGAAACCGCATGATTGACACCCCCTTTGAAAGCTGATGAGCCTGTAAAATTCTTAAGCAAGGTCTTTCTGACCTCTTTGTATTCTTTGCCGAT